CGCGGCATCGTATTCAGAGATGTCTATGATTGTCTTGGTTAACGGATACGCACGATTGGCGTCTATGATGTTTTCCGCAAATTTAAGCCGTTTTACGTCCGTTATAACTATGTCGGCGGAATTATACGCGCCATTGGTGACAAAAGTATTGCCAGTAACATTTACGAAATAGCACTCCCCGGTAGACCCCGTGCGGCCCACTTTAAGTGAAACGCCACGAGTATTATAAAAAGTATTTCCTGTCACCGTTATGGCAGAAACAATCGTCGTCGAGTCTTGGTCAACAATTAATGCTGCGTCGCGGCAATCTAAAAAGGTATTAGCGGATATTGATATGCCAAAGCATCTGGCGATAGCTATTGCGGCGCGGCCTGTCGTTGCTGCCCCAGTGAATGATGGCGCATGTTCTTGAAACTGATTTCCAACAAGGCTGCCACCCTCAATATAGTTCGTATAAATGGCGTGGCGCGTTGTTCTATAGAATGTATTGCCCGAAAACAGCACAGATCGCGGTTTTGTTGATCCAGAAATCTCTGTAACAAATCCGATTCCTTGCCCGCTATCCGAGCCAATAGTGCCGTTAACCGTATTGTCGATAAACCGCGCCTGGTTAACCCCCGGTAGAATAACGGCTATCAATAGGTTGTGAAAGTCACAGCTTAGGATATTTATGTCTGTAAGAATGGGCGGGCTATAGTAGTCATAGCCTATGCCGCGCTGTCTATTTGCCAGAAGACCGTCACCGTTGATGGTAAGGCCAAAAAAGGTAACGCTAGAACAAGTTCCGCTGAGTTTGAAGACGGCATTTCTGTTGGTATCGTCGGTACTTCCAGCCATACTTCCATAAGCATTAATGGCGGCGTTAAAGCCCCGCACGTAAATCTGTGAAGCATCTGTAAGAGTGACCGGTCCCTGCTTATACGTGCCGGCAGGGTAAAAAACATCCGCGCCCGCCGCAATAGCTGCCGTTATGGCTTCTTGGATCGCTGCCGTATCATCCGTAATACCGTCACCGACAGCGCCGAAGTCTTTAACGCTGAGCGATTCACGAAGCTTAGACTGAACAGTTCTTGCTTCAGCCCCTACGCCGGCCGCAATATACCCGATTAATGACGACCCGTTAGAAGCGGCTAACTGAGCAAGGATGTCGTTACCGACATTATCGACTGTCCAGATCTCGACGCCGGTAGCTGTCTCTAACCGCAGTTTATAGAGAACCCCTGTTAGCCAAACATTAGCCTCGCCGCGGGAGTCAAGAATAATCGGATTGCTGTTAGGCGTTCCTGCGGACGAACTGGTGTAAGTAGCTAAAGGTGTGGTTGTGCCAGCCGCGTAAGAATACAGCTTTCCCCCAACCAACGGATTTCCGTTAGCGTCAAAAAATTGAAGCTTGGGGGCCGGGGATAACGTAGCTGCGGTCATAGCATAATCCTTAATCTATCGGACCAGACACACAATTTAGTGTGGCGATAATCGAGGGAGTAGCGGGCCGGGTTGGCGATGCTCCTGCGGCTATGGCCGCTAATTGCACGTCTGTATTTGAAGCCCACCAAGCCAACTCTATGTAATCGTTTGCATTTAGGCTAACGAATAAATTTACAGTCATTAGCCCCGCGCCGTCTACGCCCGAATGTTTATTTAACACACTAAGCGTCGTATTGGAATCAGCTATATCGACGCCGTTCTTGCGAAACCAGACATTTACGTCATCGATGGCTGCGGTGCCTACATTTATGAACTGAGCGCTAAATTGGGTGTTGTAGACACCCGGCCGTAAGACCGTGAGCCGCGACGCAATAGCCCCGGTTATAGTGGTGCTGCCGACTTCTTGAGACGTATTTACCGTATAAACACCAGTCGCGCCATAAGTCCCAGAAACAAAACCAACTATCTTGGTGCCTAGCGTAATACCCGTGCCTGAAAGAGTCATGCCCATATAAATGGAGCCTGACGTTATTCCAGTAACGGTAAGAACTGTGCCCGCGCCCGGTGGTGTTCCGTCATCTATTGTTCCCGTAAATACCGCTGTAGTGTTATTTAGACACACATGGTCGGCCGCATCAGTCGTGTCAAAATACATGATCTGAACTGAAGTGTTAGTGGCGGCTAATTGATTACTATTGTCTTGAAACCCGCCATATGCGGCCTGTTTTATCTGAGGCGCGTAAACTGGCTGATTGTATAGCCCCTGAATGGCCGCGTTCAAATTTGCAGGATCAAATGGAGATAAAGTATTAGGAGACGATGCTAGATCATTGATCTGTCTCTCGATGTTAGCGGCGTCAAAAGACGGCCCCACGTTCAGCTCCGCCTGTTGAAGCGTCTGTTTTGCTATAGCTTCGATTGACCCCATAGGATCGGGACCAACGAGCGCGTCTTGAATACTGAAATCGTTAGTGCCGGCGCTAGTAAGATTGAATAGATTCAATAAGAACCGATACCACTCTCGCGATATTCTATCTGTGCCCGGTTCTAGAAATGGGACGCGCGGCGGCGTTATATTTGTGACGTTAGGCATTCGTCGCGCTCGCGTGCAATTCCGCGCCCATAATAGCTATCTTTACGGGATCAGTTCCAGACACCTCATAAACACGGTCGCGGATCTTCAATGTCATGCCCAACCGTCGCCAAAAAGCGCGAAACCCGAACTGGCCTATTTTCCCCATAGACGCCAAGTGTTCGTTAGACCACGTATGTCCACCATCATCCGACCATCGAAGCATCATTTCAGGGGATACGCCCTGACCGGTTCCATCAAGTCCGACTCCGGTTTCGCAATCCAATTGCAATGTATGGTGCGCAGATCTGTTTAAGTCATTTTGACCCGTCGGAAGCGCTCGCCAAGAACGCAGCCATTTTTGAATATCGTTGTTATCTTTATAAGAGTTCAAGTCAAAATAATAGACGTTACCATTTTCATAGTCGCCCACTACAATCCTGTTATTAAAGGACATTTGGCAATTAGCGCGATGGCGCGTGAAGGAGCCATTATTCCACCCGGCGCGTTCATGCCAAACTTCCGTTGAGGCGTCATAGACCCAAGTTGTGTTAGCGGACGGAAAATTGAGAACGTAGAAAAAATGTCCGTCTTGCTGGTAAGTATAGCCAACAGCGTCGGACATGTCGGTGTATTGTTGGATCTGCCATTCTACGGCGTGCGTTGAGATGCGTTTGCCGGTATAGCCTTGCGTTCTATAAACAATACCACGCCCGCGTGCATCGGCCCCTAGCCAAAATACGCAGTTATCCATCTTGGCCACAGAATAAGGCGCTATACAGCCAATTTCGTTATACGCCCCTTGCACCGGAGCCAAAGGAAAATCAGCCAACCCCGCGTCATACCAGACTTCGGTGGAATTGGTGCCAAATACCCACACTTCGCGGTGATCAACAATAAGCGCGACCACATTATCAGGCGAACCTTCGGCACTAGCAAAATCTAACGGATTAACCGACAAACCGTCCAATAAAGATGTTACCCAAATCTTTTGGCTGTTTGGCTCATTGTAAACAAAATAACCGTCTATATAGCCAACGGTAACTGCGCCAGTAAAATCAGCGTCAGAGATCGCAAGTAACTGATCTGTAAGTCTATTGTATATGTAGCCCGGACCATTCGCGGCGATAAATAGCTGCGTGCCATTATCGGCCATGCTTACGGGGCCAGAGCCATTTATCAGCCCTATATACGATGTTGTCCAAGACGTATTTATTTTATACAGGCCAAGACCAGATACGATATATCCTTCGCCGCCAAACGTATATAGGCCGCGAATGGGCCCAGTCCCGACAGAAGTTATAAGTGTCAGACCTGGCGCGCGATTGAGGAACGCCGGTTCTTTTCCGGCTTCAGGAACAATCTCAGGGAAAAGATTGACCATGCGATTGTCAGCCGCATTTACACTACGCGCTACATAAGACGAGCCAAGGATCGGCGTCTTCATTAGTAGTTCCCGGCGTAAATATTATAGCGCTGGCGGGTGCCCACGATGCTGTAAGGCAGCGCCATGATGTCATCAGGGTTATTGATGCGCTTCAGATTGCGCTTGCTATACATGGCGATGCGCTGCACCTGCGCTGACGGCTCGACGCCGAACTCAGGAGCCATTTCACAGGCTAGATTATAGCGAAATGCGCGAAGATAGCCGGGCGGGAACGTCAATGACGTAGCCAGAGTAGCCGGCTGCGTCAGCTCCTCGACCGAAATGAAATGCCATTCCAGCAGCCGCAACGGCACCGGATAGATGAACATTTCAATGTCAGGGAAAGTCATATTCACGAATATGACCTGCGGATATGTCGAGGTCACAGTTTTGACGGCGATGCCATCATACTGCTGCTGATTGATGAATTTGATCCCGTAGGACACATTGGTCTGCGGATCGCGGAAGTAAGTCGCGTCGTCTAGCAAAACCGGGCGGTTGCCGACGAAATCGCCGGTTCGGCCAAGGGTCTGGCTTCT